CGTATAAGTTGATTCACGATACTTTAGTGGTTGCCCCATAGGTGTGCCAGGCCAACCGCCTGTTTTTGCATCGCTGAATCGCATACTAACGATCTTATTAATAAAACGTTTAATCATTTTTACATTCCTCCAATTTACGTAAAATTCTATTTTTTAATAAAATTTTAGAAATTATTTTGATTGTTATAGGGCTCACTTATAGTACTCCCTTAAAGTTTTATCGTTTAAGATCGCAACGATACCTTGATGAGTTTCGTGTGGATACTCTTGTCTAAGCATATGTGCTAATTTTTGATTAGTTTCGATTTGCCTAGAAACTTGAATAGCCGTGCGTAGTGATGAAAAGAAATCACCAATTATTTTAAACGGCGGTTTGAATACATCAAACAGATTCCGTGAGTAGTTCAGAACCAGTGTTGTCATTTTTTCCCTCGTATGATCCGATTGTGATTTTACGAGGCAGCTTCTCTTCAGGTAAGACGACTTCCAATTGAATAGTCAGGATTCCGTCTACAAGATCAGCTCCGGTTACTTCGGTATATTCCGACAGCCTAAATGACTTTTTCCAGTTACGAGCACTAATACCTTTATGAACATATGCGTTCTGTTCACGACGCTGTGGTCGATCACCACTAACAGTCAAGATATGATCTTTGACCTCAATGTCTATATGTTCTTGTTTGAAACCAGCCACAGCCATTTCAAGAGTGTATTTCATCTCTTCATCTTTAATGACATTGTGTGGTGGATAGGTATCCTTCGAGTGCTGGTGAATATTTTCCAGTTGATCGAAGATGTGGTCGAAACCAAGAAATGCGTTTCGCGGATATGCGAATGATCCAGTCATATTTTCCTCCTATTGACTAGCAAGGTTAAGCGGACACCCAAAAGGCATGTCCAATACTATATATATTATTTGTTTCCGATATTATACTTCGGACACAACTCCCATTCATTTTTTTCTTTAAACGGAATTATTTTTATCTGTCTCATCGGCGCCAATGGTTTCATCTTATCTGCAGTTTCAATACTGATAAGACCCCAGTCGCTCATTAGTTGAGCAATAGTATTTCTGCGTGCAATATCATTCTCTTCTAAGTTAGACTTCTTACCGTCAAGTAAGAATAACTCTTTGAAATGCACGATAAAATACCTGCCTTGTTTATGTAGTATATGACAAGACTGAAATAATTTTTTATCTTTACGGGATGCTACACCTATCCGTGTAAGCGTTTCTCTAACTTTTAAAAAATCATCTGGCTCGTTTAAAGAGATTTCGAGCATAGATGTAGGATTCCATTCTACAATATTATTTTGTTCCACCTTTATACACCTTCTTTTTTATATCTATTATTTGTTCAGGTGTGAGAAGGGTCAAGGCTTGGCGGGCTTTTTCATTACTGTAGCCATAATATTCCTTGACAACTTCCACGTCACTGGCGGTTTCAGGTTTCATCCACTTAGAAAATCTTTTCCGCCTTCTTACTATATTTATAAGAAAGTCGAATTGTAAACGATTATCCAAGTGCGCATTCAAATTCATTTCATTTGCAAATAAAACTGTATCATTGAAGTAAGACAGACCACGGTTAACCATGAAAGCGTTATAACCTTTTTCGGCTATGTCATCTATCATAACATCTTTCTTTGTGTCATTGATAGCAGTTAAATATTCAAAGGGATTCGTCGTCATAATGACTCCATGGTCTTTGTACAAATCTTAGAAAACAATAAAGGCCGATGCAAACTAACAACATAGTTGTTTTAGAATATTCAAAGTATCCCATAATTAAAGCAACTTGCATTGTGAGTATGAAAGCCGTCCAGTCAGGACCTAAATTCCGTAGGGCCTCCAACATGGTTTTCATAATCAATCAACTCCTCTATCTGTTCTTTGGTTACTGAATTTACATCACCACCAAAGATATGTTTTTTATTCCAATATAATTGTGGGACAGATTTGTGGCCTGATTCTTTTAAGAAGTTCTTAGCGTTTTTATCTCCAGAGATATTTACCTCTTTAACATTATAGTTCCACGATAAAAGTTTTGCAATCATTTGTGCACAGAACTTGCAGCCGTTCTGCGTGTATAGTGTAAGTTCAAGTGAATTGGACATTAGCCATTACCTCCGTAAGACATGCGACTACGTTTAATTCGTGATCAGCCACGAATGCATTTTTATATTGGTAGTCAGCAAGGATTAAAACTAGTTGTGGTATCGATTGCGGTGCGACTTTATCGTACATAGAATCGTATAGACCACGAAAGATTGCAGCTGCGTCTGTGTCAATGTTGTTCACAACCCAGCCACGCATTTTTTTAAAGTCTTTTGATTTTAAGTAAGCATATAGTTCATCATAGGATCCAGCACTAGAAATAGAAATAGACCCAGCCACACTCCCCAAAACAGAATATCTTTGTAGTTCATTTAGTATCCTCCTCCAATCAGGGGCAAATTTCATAATTAAATCGGCAACTGTTCTTTTATCATACTCAACTTGTTCAGCTTCCAAGATTGCCGTAACTCTTTCCATGAAGTTGGCAGCGAGTTGAGCCATGTCTTTCTTAGACGTATTGAATTCATACACACCACAACGAGAATGTAGAGGTTGAATGATACGATTCTTAAAGTTACATGTAAGTATAAACCTGCAGTTATCGGCAAACTCTTCAATAAATCCACGCAGTGCAGGTTGAGTCGACTGCGGATTGAGATAGTCTGCCTCGTCAAGGATCACAACTTTGTATCCACCTTGTAGCGATACAGTGGACGCAAACTGTTTGATCTTTGTTCTTAGTGTATCAATGTTGCCTTCTTCGGAACCATTGATAATAATAAAGTCATTGCCAAGCTCGTTACATAAAGCTTTAGCAACTGTAGTCTTACCAAGACCAGCAGAGCCAGTGAACAACATGTTAGGAAGTTCACCGGACTCTACAATCTTTTGAAAGACTCGCTTTAAACTATCTGGTAGGATAGTTTCTGATATTGTACGCGGCCGATACTTTTCGACCCAAAGGAAATTATTAGACATCTACTATACTCCATAACAAATATTATACCACAAAACACTGAGTAAGTAAATATCTTATTCTTCCTCCATCGCTTTCTCTTGTTGGATAGTTTCAACAAGCTGAATGATTTGTACAGCATCATCACGTAGTTTACCAAGGGTTGACATTTCTTCACCCTTGACTGCACCACGCTGTGACATAGCGTCAATCACGGCAACACACGAACGTGATACCTGATTAGATAATGTCATCAAGTGATCCATCTTATCTGGTTCTTGATTTTCGATTTCTTCATTCATATTAAACTCCGTACGAAGAGGTTTTTTCAAGTGCAATCCAATACTTGACATTTAAGTCTTTGTGTTTGAAACAAGAAATTAATTTACTCGATATTTCTACATCATAGTCACCGGTAAGAATCTTAAGATTTGAAATACTTAGAATAAAATTAAAGTTTGCTCCACTTGGAAACTCACCGTCAATGTCGATCGAGAATGCGTTTGACGTTGAGTTCTGGCTGTCAACCACAGAAAGACTTAGTACACCGTCATTGCCAGTAATTAATACTTCATCATGACCAAGAGTGGATGCAGCTCTTTTAATTTTATTGAGAGTATCATTTGTCAGTGTAAACTTAACTTCCGTTTCAGGCATGTTAATATCTTTTTGTGGTGTTGTCAACGTTTCTTCTGGCGAGAAGAAGTACTTGACTTTCGAGCGACCGGTTGAGTCGCCGATGGTAACATACTCTTCGGCAAACTTAAGCCGAGGTGTATCTACCAATCCAAGGACACCAATAAACTCGTTGAGATCATAGATGCCAAAAGGTTGTGGAAACTCTTCTTCAACCACAGCTGTGGCCAATACATTGCGAGCTTCGGAAATAGTTTTAATTGTGCTGCCCTGTTGAATCAACATATTCTGATTGATGCCAGAAAAGTTTTTCAAGACGTTGAGAGTATTCTCATTTAGTTCCATTATGTATCCTCCAAAAGATATGTATATTATACCACAAGTTCATTCGCTTGTACACCAATTTTCATCTGGCTAAAGTTTTTTTCTTTGACAAACTCGATCTTACTGTCAAACTTACCATCGAGTATATCACCTTTGTGCGATATCACAAATACGTTTGTGTCTTCACCAAGTGTATATAAAATCTTGAGTAAGTTTTCTACACCGTCGTGGTCAAGCGATGAGTCAAACGTTTCATCGAGTAAAAGTAAATTAGTTGATACGCTGTTCTTCATCTTT